CTGGTGATAGATCTGAATAGATAGAAAGAGCAATAAGCTCGGAGGTAAGTACACTATGTCAACAAGGCCACTGAAACTCACTCCTCAACTGCTTCGCAGGATCGTGAAAGAGGAGAAGGAAAAAATTGTAGCTGAGGCAGCGAAGAAGGCGAAGAAGGCAAAGGGAGACATCTCCGCTGATGCCGAAGAGCTGGATGCTCATGAGCAGGCTTCTGCTGTCAAGCACGCTGAGAATCACTACAAGGGTCTCGAAGAGAACGCACGTCGTCTCCTCCAGATCGTTGAGAACGAGAAGAAGCTTGCTGCACAGCTGCAGAGGATTCGCGAGTCCAAGGCTGCACTTCGTGCAAAGATCAAGAAAAGCGCCTGAACTCTAGGAGAGTCTAGTCATGCCAAATTACATACACCCCACAATCTCAACTGTGATCCCCAGCACACGGGGTAAGGGTTCGTCGTCTACTGCGGACCTCATGTCTATGTTTCCGGGTTCACCAGGCGTGGCTGACTATCTTGGGCCCGCCGGTGCTGCAGCATACAAGAAGGAGGCACTCGATCTCCTTCTCCAGGGTGAAGTCACGACCAACCTCCAGACCGGAGCGGCCGATAGGGACTTTGGTAAGAATGCAACCGACGATCGCCGCAAGCCACCCAGCTACGGTGACGGTGCAATTCCTGCATCAGGTCCGGCCCCTGCATCAGCATGGGTTCCCAACACGACCTCCCCTGGCCCTGGGTCAGTCGATCCCAACGACCAGCCCGCACCTCCTACCGGATATGGCACTGTTCCAACGAACAGCATCGCAAACGTCGGAGGTTCGACAGACGTCACGCAGCCGGGAAGGAATCCTGCCATCTCCTCAACGAGAATGTCGCACGGTTCCGAGGAAGCTGAATACGTCGCTGGCCAGAGTCCAGCCACTGCGAATGCCTCGTAAGAGGAGTCTTTGGGAGGCAATTGGTGGTGGACCCGCCAATCTTCCCAATTACGATTCTAGGACGGGTCTCGGTTACGGGACCCAGTCCGGCTTTCATGCGCAGAGGCAGTACCAGGGGACGTATCCCTACAAGGAGCCTGACCAGTTCGCTGATGAGGACGACGCTGGCGAGGATGACGTCGATTCCGATCTCACAAAAAAGGCCCAGAACAAGGTTGGAAGGGGAGCTGGAGGTAGTCCGGACCAATTCAACCAGAGAAGGGTCGATCCTTTCTACTTTGTCGGCTCGGCGACCACGATGAGTGGATTCTCCGAGGCCGTGGCAAGGAACAGTACTAAGGGTTCAATGTCACCCCTTCCCGGTCTCTACAAGAACAGGGAGGGGTCCATAGGAGGTGTCTACTCCAGCAACCCTGTCAGCCCTGCAACAACAGCCTTCAACCACTACTCAACTGCACACGGTTACTCAAAGGCCCCACTTCCCGAGGACGAATTCATCGAACCCGAGGAGGACGAGGCCATGCAGAACTTAAGAAGTGTGATACGTGCATATCATGCTTCAAACTTGTTGAGAAAGTAGTCAAGAAGGGATATACATAAAGACGGGAAGAGGATGTCTACAAAACTTTACCACGAAGCTATCTCTGAGACCAAAGACTTGGTCCGCATGGCAGAAGAGAACGCAAGGAACAAGCTTCTTGATGCGTTTTCTCCTCACATCCGCAGGCTTGTCGAGAAGAAGCTCCTCAGCGAGGGAGACGACGACGATGTCATGGACATCATGAATGCTATCGACAAGGGCGAAGACGAAGACAAAGACGAAGAGGGAGTCGAAGATCTCTCTGGCGAAGAAACGGAGGGTGGTGAAGGCGAAGGCGAAGAGTTCGAGGAGCTCGAAGACTTCGGAAGCTTTGGATCCGACCCTGAGACCGATGAGACAGTTGGAGGCGAGGGCGACGGAATCAGCCTCAAGGTCCCCAAGGGAACCAAGAAGGTGACTGTCGACATCGCAGAGAGTGACAAACAGCAGCTCAACGACAAGGTCGTCGAGATGAGCAATGAGTCAGTGAAGTCACTTCTCAGGATCATGGACGGGAAGGGGTCCCTCGGTGATAGGACACGCTCCTTGCACCTTGAGACGAAAATGCTTAGGAGAGCACTCGGCGCTCTCAATGGTCGCAGGCCCAATAAGCAGGATGCTGACCGAATCGTCGAGGAGTTCAATGCGGTCCTCCGCAAAGCGATTGGACTCAAGCAAGAGTTGAACGACTCCGGTCGTGGTTCTCTTGTGGAGGCTGCAAGGAAAGAGTTCGATAAACTACTTAAGGAGATATCCGATATGTCAACGAGAACACTCCTCCGCAATCTGCTTGCGGAGTCGAATGGAAAGAAGAAGACACGCCTCTTTGAATCCGAAGAGGAAGAAGAGGGCAAGGTCACTGAGGCCGACGGCTCAGACGAAGACGAGTCCGAGGACGAAGACGAGTCCGAGGATGAGGAAGAGTCAGAGGAAGGCGAAGACGCCGAAGACGCCGGCGAGGAAGAGGAAGCCGACGAGACGTCCGTCGATGTCGACGCAGTGAAGGCTGCCATTGAACAGCTCGCATCTGCAGTTGGCATGCAAGTCGCAGCATCCGATGATGATGCTGGCGGCGAAGGCGAAGATGAATTCGACATGGACATGGACAGCATGGATGCAGGCGGCGAAGATGCCGGCGGCGATGACATGGACATGGGCGGTGGCGAAGACGAGATGGACGAATACAACGCAATGGAGATGCCAATGGAATCACGTCGTCGTGCAGGTCGCAGTGACAAAGTCTACACAATCGATGAGTCGATGCTCCGTCGTGAGCTCACTCGCCTTCGCAGCCTTCGCGAAGAAGCCGACCCGATGGTTGGGTCCTTTGCCAACGCAGAAGACGAAGGCGACGCCTTCGAGGATCCCACGGAGCTCAACTCTCTCGTGAAGGAGACCGACAAGAAAGGCAAGGACAAGAAGGACAAGAAGGACGAAAAGAAAGAGAAGGACGAGAAGGACGAGGCCAAGAATGAAGCCCGTCGTTTCCGCTCCGTAGCAATTCAGGAGGCCCGCAAGAATCGGGCTCTCACCGCACGCCTCTCTGAGGCTGCAAAGGCCGTACGTACCCTCAACGGCCAGCTCGCCGAACAGAAGCTGTTCAATGCAAAGCTGTTGTACGTCAACAAGCTCATGCAGAATCGCTCCCTGAACGACAAGCAGCTTCGCGCAGTGGTCGAGGCACTCGACTCCGCGAAGACCCTGAGGGAGGCAAAGCTTCTCTACACGAGCCTCACTGAGAGCCTCACACGTGGAGCGAAGCCGATGTCAGAGAGCACAAAAAGGACCGCAGGTGGTTCCTCAAGGCCGACAGGTTCAGGGTCAACCCTGAACGAATCTGTAGGGGAGACCGATCGCTGGGCAGTTCTTGCAGGTATCAGCAAGTAATCCAAGACTATACAGGAGTTTCCAATGTCACAGTTCAGTCTCAACCAGCTCGCTGAAGGTATCCGCGAGCGTCATCTCGGCCACGAGAACCGTCGCCTCACCGAAAAGTGGAACCGCACCGGTCTCCTCCGTGGTCTCAACGGCGTTGCCAAAGAGAACATGGCCCGCCTCCTGGAGAACCAGACAGCGCAGGTCCTCCGTGAAGCCAACAGCCTCGGTCAGGGAGCGGGGTCGACCTCCTCTTCCGGCGACATCCGCGGCTTCACCAACATCGCCTTCCCGATCGTCCGCAGGGTGTTCGGCGGCCTCGTTGCCAACGACCTGGTCTCCATCCAGCCCATGAGCCTTCCTTCCGGTCTGCTCTTCTTCCTGGACTACACCTACGGCACCAACCGCGGTGGAAACGCAGGAATCGACGGCACCGGTGGGACCTCGGCCAACACCTACACTGCCGGCCAGTCGATCTACAACAACCCCGTGGGCAAGGGAATCCAGTCAGGGTCTCTCACAACCGGTGGTCACTACGACCTCGTGGGCTCCGGCTTCAGCCGCGTCCATGTGAGCGGTAACCTCAATGCAGGAACCACTGACCTGGTGGCTTCCGGCGCATTCAAGGGCACCACTGCCCTGGTCGACGGGCAGATCGCATTCGCGACCGGCACCGACGGACGCCTCCTCGGCTTCGACCCCCAACTGACCAGCCTCATCGAAGGTCAGACCAACGGCCAGCCCGGTGGATCTGGTGCATTCCAGTTCGTCTTCGTGAAGGCCCCTGTCCTCTCCGGTGTCGACGGTACCATGGTGAAGGACATCGCACTGTGGAACAACGCAACCCCCACCTTCGTGGCCGGCCCTGCCGGTGCGCCTGTGGCCTGGGGTGAGAAGTTCCAGGGTGGAAAGGGAATCCTCAACCTCCGCCGCCTCAACGAGATCGGCACCTGGGACAGCTCTGCCCGCACCTTCACCTCCAACCCCCTCGCTGACCTCTCTCTTGCCACCACAGTGGTGAAGATGGTTGTGTCCGGCGCAGTGGTTGGTGACCAGGTCGCCAAGCTCTCCCTCTCCTGGATCCAGGGCTCCTCATTCTCGGCTGACCAGAATGACGGCTCAACCCTCGTCGTTCCCTCTTTCGAGTCGAACTTCGCGGTTGATCCCTCACCTGCAATCCCCGAGATCGACATCAAGATCGAATCGATCTCCGTGGTCGCTCAGAACCGCAAGCTTCGCGCTCGCTGGTCTCCTGAACTGGCACAGGACCTCAACGCATACCACTCGCTGGATGCGGAAGTGGAACTCACCCAGATCCTCTCTGAACAGATCGCCCTCGAACTCGATCGCGAAATCCTCAACGACCTGCTCACCCAGGCCTCCGGTGCAAACTACTACTGGTCACGTTCACCCGGTCGCTTCGTCAACAAGACGAACGGCAACGAGATCAGCCGTAACTCTTCCACCCAGCCCGGTCCCAACTTCACTGGCACCGTCCGTGAATGGTACGAGACCTTCGTTGAGACCGTCATCGACGTGGCCAACGAGATCCACAGGAAGACCCTTCGCGGTTCTGCCAACTTCATCGTTGTCAGCCCCGACGTCGCCACCATCCTGGAAGCCTCCATCCTCTATCGCCCCGCCTACTCCGTGGACGGCAGCGGTCAGGTTGCAGCACCCTTCCAGATCGGCGCCGAGAAGATCGGTACCCTGAGCAACCGCTTCACAGTCTACAAGGACCCCTACTTCCCCAGGAACAAGGTTCTCGTCGGCTTCAAGGGCGGCTCCTACCTGGAAACTGGCTACGTGTACGCTCCTTACGTGCCCCTGATCGTGACCCCCACGATCTTCGCACCTGAGGACTTCACTCCTCGCAAGGGCGTGATGACCCGCTACGGCAAGAAGATGGTTCGCTCCGACTTCTACGGATCGGTCACGGTTCTCGACCTCAACATCATCTGATGTTGCTGCCCCTCGGGGCACAGCCTTTGGCCACCCTCTGGGTGGCCATTTCTGTTTAAGCTGACTCTGACCTGCGTTTTACTTTGGCTGCAAAATCGAAAACACAGCATTCGAGTCTCCCGAACGTTCCTATTTAGTTGGGGAGATAAGATGTCAAGTTTTTCAACAACACTTGCCCCGACTCCGTTCGGATTCTTTGACGCAGACACTGAGTTTCAGGCAGAGGCTGACTCGATTGTCACTTTCGTGAAGAGGAGACTCGGCGACGACATCCTCTCAGTGGAACTGACATCAAAGCAGATCTGGGCATGCTTTGAAGAGTCTTTCTGTGAGTACGGTGCGATTGTCAACCAGTACCAGGCAAAGAGCCAGCTTTCCAATATCATGGGAGCTTCGACAGGTTCCTTGACAGGGGGTGAGAATCGTCTCCCGCGGCAGACACTGGAATTTGCCCTGAGGATGGCGGAGCCCTACATCACCCATGCCGGACTGGGTGGCGCCTACAACACTGTCTCAGGATCGATAACGATAGAGAGGGACAGGCAGGACTACGACCTCTACACCGAGCTCAAGGACGGCTCGGGGACGCCCATCGTCTCCTCCTCCCTGAATCCCAACAGGGGTAGGATGAGGGTGTTCGAGGTCATGCACTTCTCACCCCAGGCCGCCTATCGATTCTTCGACACCACATCGGCCATCAACTACCTCAACAACGAGTTCTCTTTCGAGTCGTTCACACCAGAGACGGTGTTCTACGTCCTACCAGTGTTCGAGGACGTACTCCGCGGCGGCCAGATGAAGATCTCGAACCAGGTTAGGAGGTCGAACTACTCCTACCAGATCATTGGAACCAAGCTCAGGATATTCCCAAAGCCGGTCACGACAGACAACAGGGCCCTTAGGCTGTGGCTGCGGGTGGGTTTCGAGAACGATCCCTACAACCCCGCTTTCAATGACCCATCGTCGTACGGTGTGAACGGGCTGCAGAACGTCCCATTCGGTAACCTGACCTACTCGCTGGTCAACTCAATAGGTAGACAGTGGACGAGACAGTACACCCTTGCCCTTTGCAAGGAGCTTCTCGGTCTTGTGAGATCGAAGTTCAGCTCGGTCCCAATTCCGAACGGCGAGGTCACGCTCAATGGGTCTGACCTCATCAGCCAGAGCAAGGACGAGAAGGACAAGCTGAAGACTGATCTCAAGGAGCTTCTCGACAGCATGACGTACGATAAGCTGCTTGAGATACAGGGAACCAAGGCAGACAATATCAAGAAGATCCTTAGCGGTGTTCCCATCCCGATGGGCCGCGCCATCATGGTGGGGTGAGTTCATGGCAAGACTATTTGTTACACCGAGAGAGATCGACTTCATCAGCGACATCACGAAGGAGCTCGTGAAGGACGTCGCAGGACAGAAGGTCTACTACTACAGGGTCAGGGAAGAGTACTCGAATATGCATGACGTCTACCTCGAGGCGACCGAGAAGGTCTTCGACCCACCGGTGGAGATCGAGGGCCTGGTCGAGTGGGGTGAGGTGCAGCTCAAGTCGACCAACTTCGGCGTCGACCAGACCAACTCCGTGACAGTCTACCTCCACTTCAGGGACCTCCTCGACAAGAACCTCGTCGTCAGGACGGGCGACTACTTCTCGTACGGTAACTCGTTCTATGAGATATCGCAGGCAGTCCCGATGTCGAAGGTCTTCGGACAGATAGAACACAGCGTGGGAGTCAAGCTCATCGGTCAGTACGCCAGGAAGGGACTCGTCGACAAGCTTCCCATCGGTCCTACAAGCGAGGAGAACACGGAGAAGGATGCAGTCCAGACAGAGTTCAACCAGCAGAGGGGATTCACTGAGAACGCTGCCGGTCCGACAAACGACAAGAGACAACTTGTCGCAAATGGAAGGTTGGATAAGCCCCTGGGAGGCCCACAGAGTGTCCTGCCTGACGGCGTGAGTTCATCGTTCTACGGGGACGATAAGTAATATGCCAACGAGATACGATAAAACACGTGAAACCCTGGGTAGGCTTCCGTCGGGCTACGAGGGGTCTCCGACGTCTGACCTCAACGTGCCGAACTGTGGACCGGAGGATGTCGACAGGGCATTCTTCCGCCTCTTTGAGAAGGTCCTCCCCCTCTACTACAGGGTGACCAAGGACTCTTCGGAGCAGAGGAGGGTCCCCGTGATATTCTCCTCCGGTGAGAGGTTCTCGACAGCCTCAAAGAAGGAGCCCTTCAGGGACAAGAACGGTGCCCTCATCCTTCCCATCATCTCGATATCGAGGAGCGGCATCGAACAGGAGTCGACAAAACAGACCGGCGTCGCACCCATCAATGAGATGACAGTCAAGAGGAGGATATCTCCGGAGGACGGCATCTACCAGAATGTCAGGAACTCAGGCAACTTTAGGAATGCTGAGCACTCTGCACCGGGGGACGGTAACACGGCGAAGGACTACCTGGCTGCCACAGGCAGGACACTGAGAAATTCCCTCGGTGCCAATATGTACGAGATCTTTGTCATTCCGATGCCGAAGTTCTTCACACTGAAGTACGAGGTGACTCTCTGGTGCCAGTACGTCCAACAGTCCAACGACTTCCTGTCAGCGATCATGGGCGCCTACATCCAGCCCTCGAACAGGACCCTGAAGATAGAGACCAACAAGGGATACTGGTTCGTCGCCTACTTCGACCAGTCAGTGTCCCAGGACAATAACTTTGCAGACTCCTCCGACTCCGAGCGTCTGATCAAGGTGACTCTGACAGCCGAGGTCCCCGCATACCTTCTCCTTCCCGACTTCCCAGGCTCACCGAACGGTGTGAGGAAGTACGTCTCAGCCCCGGAGGTGACATTCTCGTCCTACGACGGCAGCGACTCCATGCTGGATGGCCCAAACATTCCCAGTGGCAAGGAGGACTCCTACGTCCTCAATGAGATTGAGACTGTCGACGATGGCCTTAGACCAGACATGATAGCCGACGATCCCATACAGAAGGCTGTCGAATTCTCAAACGGCGAGGGCAAGTCCCTCCCTGTCCCAGGCGGTGTCACTGCCAACGACGGCAGCGTCACTGTGGGAAAACAGTCTACAGTGAAGACGAGGAGGACCACTGAGACCTACGACTTTGATCCTTACACTGGCGAAAAGAGGGAGACAATTGTTACAGTGACAGACAGCAACCCCAAGAAGGGAGAACAGGTGATCCTCATAGACACCTATCTCCGCCAGAAGAGAAACTGATGAAAGATTCGTTCGTGCTGAATACTTACGAATACACTGAATTTACCAGGAGATTGTGATGGCCGAAAAAACGTTCCTATCGCCAGGCTTTTTTGAGCAGGAAATTGAGCTCATCGCTGGCGCGGCCGGCCCCCAGGGCACACCCGCAGGCCTGATCGGGCCCTCTGAGAAGGGTCCGGCATTCGTGCCTGCGACGGTCGGGAATTTCATTGACTTCACCACCAAGTTCGGGAGCACACATCCTGAATACATGGCACCCTATGCAGCCAAGGAATGGCTCAAGCACAAGGGCGCGCTCACCTTCGTGAGGACACTCGGTGCAGGCGCGAACAGCACTCTCACCGACATCTCAACCACCCTCGCGGACGGAACGGTGAAGAATGCAGGCTTCAAGATCAAGCCCTACGACGTGGGCGGCATCAGCGAGGGGGCTGTACAGTTCCTCGTCGCAAATCACTACATCTCAGCATCTTCACCGAGCTCAGAGGAGGGCCTTCCCCTCTTCACCGACAATCCCAGCTACAATGTGAGCTACGGCGGGTCCAACACAGTCAATCTCGTGAGGGCCGTCATCTTTGCTGCATCGGGTTCGAGAGTCCAGGTCATGCCCTGGGGATCATCGTACTCTCCCACCATGGACGACACCGCATACCTCTCAGATGAGGACGTCTCCAACCAGTCTACATCGAGGAAGTTCAAGCTCGTCATCTCATCGTCTGCTGCTGACTTTGCATCGACCATGACGGACGGTCTCACGGGTATCAGGGTCCTCACTGCCTCTCTCGACCCCAGCGACGATATGTACGTCTCGAAGGTCCTGAACACCGACCCCGACCTCTTCAGCGAGAAGAAGCACATCCTCTACCTCGACCTCCCGGTCGACAGGGAAGTATCTCCTGTGACCAAGGACGGGACGACTGCGACAGTCGCCATCCTCTCAGGGACCTCTGCATACTCCGAGAAGTTCGGTAAGTACAACACCAGGTACACGACTCCCAGGACCTCATACTTCATCTCACAGCCCTATGGTAGGATGGAGTACGACCTCTTCTACTTTGAGACTATCTCCGACGGAGACTGGGGCAACAACAAGATGAAGGTGTCGATCGCCAACATCAATGCCTCGAATGACGCATCGAACCCCTGGGGAACATTCGATGTGCAGGTCCGTAGGTTCGGTGATGACGACATTGAGACAGAGATCATCGAGGCCTTCCCGAGCGTTACGCTCAACCCGAAGGCAGACAACTACATCGCCAGGGTGATCGGCGACAAGAAGGTCTACTTCAACTTTGACGCAGACGACAAGGAAGAGCGCAGGCTCGTGGTACAGGGCAAGTACCCCAACAGGAGCACCAATATCAGGGTCATCATGAACCCCGCAGTCGAGGCTGCCGAGGTTCCCGGTGATGCTCTCCCGTTCGGGTTCCACGGTGTGCCGGTCATCAAGACAAACGACTCCCTCTACGATGGCGTCGGCGACCTCACCTTCGACGGAAAGACTTTCAGCGCAGGCGTGAGGCTCACCGGAAAGGGAGTCTCTGCAGCGCTCACAAGGGCGCTGGTTCCTCCCATGCCCTATCGATTCAAGGTCACCCGCGGTGAGATGTCACCCACTGACGGTAACATCGGTTCACCCGGTGTGAACGAGAGGGCAGACTCCAGGTTCTACTGGGGCGTCATGGGGACCTCAGTCCCCCTCACTGGGTCGGTGAACAATGCCATCCTGAACTCGAACCTCGGAGCTCTGGCCAATCCCCTCGTTGAGGCCTACACCAAGTTCCAGGGGATCGCACAGCAGGACGTCCTGGTCACTGGGTCGGCTGCAGACGTCCTCAATGCCAACAAGTTCACCCTCGCAAGGGTCGCACTCTCCAACCAGTCGTTCACTCAGGTGACAGGCACTGCAGAGATGCACATGAGGGAGGCTGCATACGTTCGTGACGGTGTGAACGACGGCTCTGACTACAGGATCGTCTACGGCAGCGCCACCGACAGGGTGACAATGGCCACCCTCATCCACTCGTCATCTGTCGTGTTCAACCGCTTCACACCCTACATGAAGTTCACCAACGTCTTCTACGGTGGGTTCGACGGCCTGAACATCCTCGACAGGGACAACAGGAAGATGAACGACAGGGCATCCTCCACTGAGACGACGACAAATGCGAACGGCGGGAACGGAAAGGCCCTCGGTGCAATCGAGGCCGGCCTCACCACGAACGCAGCCGGTTCAGGGCAGGACAACAACATCGTCTCGTCGTACAGGTCTGCCATCGACATCATGACGGATGAGTTCACCACCAACGTGAACATCTTTGCAATCCCTGGCATCAGGGAGTCGATCGTGACAAACCACGCCTCCGACAGGGCAAGGGAGAACAGCCTGATGATGTTCATCATGGATATCCCCTCCTACGATGACGTCGGATACAGGCTCTGGGACGGCGGCACCTCCAAGCCCAGCGTGAGATACACTGCAGAGACATTCATCGGCAGGGCAATCGATAACAACTACGCTGCGACATACTTCCCCGACGTGCACATCCAGGACGACATCATCAACAAGAGGGTGATTGTCCCATCATCGGTCGCCGCACTCGGCGCCATGGCGTTCAACGACAAGGTGGCATACCCCTGGTTCGCACCCGCTGGCTTCAATCGCGGCGCACTTGACTTTGTGCGTAACGTCAAGGTGAGGCTCAACTCCAGCGACAGGGACATCCTCTACTCAGGTAGGGTCAATCCCATCGCTGTGTTCCCGACAGGGGGCTTTGTCATCTTCGGACAGAAGAGCCTTCAGCTCGCCAAGTCCTCCCTCGACAGGGTGAACGTTCGCCGCCTCATGATTGAGGTGAAGAGGATCGTTGCCGGAATCGCCAACAGGATGCTCTTTGAGCAGAACACCCCCGTGACCAGGGCAAAGTTTGTGGCAAGTGTCACACCCCAACTCGCACTCATCCAGGCCCAGGCCGGCATCGAGAAGTTCAGGGTGATCATGGACTCCACCAACAACACCCAGACTGATGTCGAGAACAACAGGGTGAACGGAAAGATTATTGTGGTTCCCACGCGTGCAGTCGAATTCATTGCAATAGATTTCGTCATCACAAATGCAGGCGTACAGTTTGAATGATAGTTACAGATGACAGGAGCTTGTAACAATGGCTGAACTCACTTTCAAGAGCGCTGGCGTAGGAACCAGGGAGATTGACCTCTCTGGTCCAACATCGGTGACGCCCACCGGAACACCAGCCGGCGTGATCGGAACAGCGAACCGTGGACCAGCGTTCGTGCCGGTGACAGTCGCAAATTACCAACAGTTCACCAGCGTGTTCGGAGACGCTGGTGGGAATTTCGGGCAACTCGCAATGTACGAGTGGCTCAGGAACGCCAGCGCTGGAACCTATCTCAGGACCCTCGGGGTCGGTGATGGAAAGACTAGGGCTGTCAGCGGCCTGAATTCCGGAAGGGTCAACAACGCAGGGTTTGTCGTGGGCAATGAGCTCGTACAGGGCAGCGGCGACATCGGTGCAAACGGCTACGCAGTGGGAGACTACAGCGGCCGCACGATGTTCCTCGGCTGCTTCATGTCAGAGTCGAACGGCTCAACGCTGCTCTCTGAGGCCGGCTTCCAGGTTGGAAAGGCTGCAGTGCCGGTCATCCGGGCAGTCCTCATGACACCGTCCGGCGTCATTGCCTCCCTCTCTTCCTCCGCTGAGTACTCGAACACGCTTCCCACGACCACTGCGGCCCCTGGGACTGTCGGCTACTTCACGGGAACGATGAACCTCACTGGTGGCAGGCAGGAGTTCGTCCTCTTCCTGTCGGGGCACAAGGCCAACGATGCATTCGGGAATGTCATCACGGCGAGCTTTGATCCACTGGCCCCCAACTACTTTGCGACCCTCTTCAACAAGGATCCCCTCAGGGTCGAGGAGGCAGGCCACTACCTCCACGCTGCATACGACATCTACCCGCAGTACGCTCTCCCCACCGGCTCGGAGCTGGCAAGCCTGGGAGCCTACGCTGGCAACAGCTCGCTGCAGGACATCGCCTTCGTCCTCACCTCCTCAATGTCACAGAACTCTGGGTCGACCACAGTTCCCAACTACGAGGGATTCGAGGACAGGTTCAGAACTGCATTCTCACCCGGCGTCATCTCTCAGAGGTTCGGCGATCCCGTTGGAGTTGAGCTCTTCAAGGTCCATGCCCTCGACGACGGTGCATACGCCAACACGAAGGTGAAGATCTCGATCAGGAACATCACACCCTCGACAGATCCCACCTCCGAGTACGGCACGTTCGACCTGTTCGTGCGCGACTTCAGTGACCAGGACGACTCACAGATTGTCCTCGAGTCCTTCGTCGGACTGAGCATGGACCCCAACAACCAGAGGTTCATCGGCAAGGTCATCGGCGACATCCACACCTACTACGACTTCGATCGTGAACAGGGTTCACAGAAGCTGGTCGTCGAGGGATCGTATCCGAATGTCTCATCATACATCAGGGTCGAGATTCCCGACACCGTCATCTCACAGGAGGTTCCTGCCTCTGCGCTCCCCCACGGCTTCAAGGGCATGTGGCACCTGGTGACATCGGGTTCAGACTTCCTGGCGCCTGTCGGTGAGAATGCCGACGTGATCGTGGGAGCAAAACAGCCCCCTGTGCCGATGAGGAAGAAGATCGCAGTCGGTGTCGGAAGCGGGGTGAGGGTCGCTGGTTACCTCCACTGGGGAACACAGTTCGAGGCGAACAGCAACATCATCGAGCCCAACAAGGACGGCTACGCAGACAACAACATGCCATCGCATGTGAAGTACTTCCCGATGTACCACACTGACTTTGCGAACGCATGGGTCGGTGACAACACCGGGACGCCCGATGCGAACGGCACTGTGTACGATGCTGACCTGTTCAACAGGAATGCATTCACGCTGGAGAACGTACAGGTCATCACTGCATCGAGCGGAATGCCTGACCCCAACCTCTGGACATCTGCCTCGTATGTCAGGGACGGATCATCGGTCTCGACAGGGTACAGGTTCATGAAGGCTACCGACCTCGCAGACAGCACAACGAGGCGATTCGCCAAGTTCACGTTCCCACTCCAGGGTGGCTTCGACGGTGTGAACATCTTTGACCACAACAAGTCAAAGCTCAATGACACCGCAGCAGTGAGGGAGATGCTGTTCTCCACCACACAGTACGGTCCGAACGGTCCCACTGTCGCTGCCTACAGGAAGGCCCTCGATATCCTCGGGGAGGTCGCTGACGTCGATGTCCAGGTCCTCGCAATCCCTGGTATCAGGGAACCCGGTGTGACAGACTACGCTATCGACACTGTGGAGAACAGGTTCGATGCACTGTACCTCATGGACATCCAACAGCTGGATGTCAATGGTAACGTGATAACTGGGTCGACTGACATCCCCTCTGTGACACTCACCTCCAACAGGTTCGCCAACAGGGTGCTCGACACCTCCTTCGGTGCTGCATACTATCCCGACCTGGTGATGGCTGACCCTGGAACTGGGGCGAACATCGTGGTCCCACCCACTGTGTCGGTCCTCGGGGCCTTCGCGCTGAATGACAAGGTCGCCTACCCATGGTTCGCACCTGCCGGATTCACACGCGGGGCTCTCTCCGATGTCGTTGAGGCGCAGGTGAAGCTCAGCAGGGTGAACCTCGACACC